ATTATTGAAAGTAATGGAACATCTAATTTTACATCATCTGAACCATCTTCATAGTTAAATGTTACTGATTTAGTATTACCACTAGAATCCATTCCAACTTCAGTTATAAACTGAGCTGTTGTTGATGCTAAAGACTTTTGTCCTTCAGCCGCAGCTAATAATGGTGCTGCTATTAGATTTTCTATTGGTAACCCTGTGAATTGATTTGCTATTGAACTTGCCATTTATTCCTCGCTTTTTTATTATAATTAAATTTTTTTATGGTTTTAAAGGTTTTCCTATAAAATCCATTATTATATCAAGTGGATTATTTTTTTGTTTATTTATATCATAGAACTGTACATCTTCTGTAAATTTATCAAGCATGTTTTTATATTCATTAGTATCAGGTTTAGTCCCAGCTTGATGATATTGTGCCCAATATTGAGCTAATTCTTCATTGGATATTTCCCCATCATTATTTATATCGTAAAATCTAGCTGGGCCATATCCTTTCTCGGTTTTATCTGGCATTTGAAGTATATTACCTAAAAATATTAGTTGTTGCTGTTCTGGAGATAATACACTAATATCATAATCTGATGAATCTAATCCTGATAAAAAATTAGGTATTTGTAATTTTTGCTCATTTAATTGAGATATAAGTCTATTTATAGCTGTATGCGCTCCTTGGTTTTTCCCAACCTCAAATTGAAATAATCCTCTACCTGGGCCAATACCTGTAGTAGTTTCATCTGATTTTTGGATAGCACTAGGATTTCCTTTACTTTCATGAAAAGCTATTTTATTCATAGACTCTATTATTTCTTCTTGACTTATATTCCACTTATTTGAAGCAGTAAATAATAATGAGTCTAATAAAGATTCTGAAGCGTTATTCGCCACCAGAAGACCAATAACTAGCCACAAACGGAACAGGATATACGCTGTAACTTCGAGTGTAGTGAGATAGAGAGGACTCTGTGGTTGTCCCATCTGTGGCCTTATATTCATAAATAATTTTCATTATTTCCATTTGGGGCTTTGTCTTAATATTTGCATCATAGGTTGTAAAATTTTTTGTAAATCCTCATCCGTAGCTTCAGTTTCCCCTTCATAGTAATCTTCAGGTTTAGAGTACGACTCGCGCCAATTGCCTTCATAACCTCCAAGTCTACTTGGCATATCTTTTGCACCAGACATATCTGGGTCTTGTATTAAAGCTTCAGCAAGCATATCTGATAAACCAAGTTGATTATCAAGTATTGTACCAATACCATAGCCACTTAGTAATGCATTCAAGTAAGGGTGTTTCATCATAATTCCTTTTGAAGGTATTTTTTTACTAAGTTCTGTTCCATATTTGCGGAGGAACGATTTGTGTCTGCCCAAATCTGCTATTCGAGGGTCTGGACTTGTACCTCCTGTACTTTTTGGTGTAGCTTTTTGGATAACATCAATCCAAGAATCTAATAAAGTTTTTGATACTTTTGTATTTGGGTTATTAATTATTGCCATACTTTTTTTTCTCCTTTAATTCCTTTCTTAAAATAATTTTGATAAATTTAAACCAATATTTCCTTTACTGCCACTTAAATTGTAATCAAGATTTTTATCCTTACCAAGTCTTCCACTAATATTTATATTAAGTAAATCTTCAAAGTTTCTATCACTTAATTTTGATTTAATAAGAGATTCTAATATATTTGTTTGAATATTTCCATGATGTCTACCATAAGAACCTCCTCCAAATATTTCAGGATAATCGATTCGTTCTACATCTTGTCCAAATTTAAAATCATCAATACCTCTTGTCATATTTGATAGTGTGGATTGTAAAATTAATTTATTAATGCTATCATGTGCTCCTTTTCCAGAGCCACCTGTTAAAGCTGTATTTACAAAAAAATCAGGATGTCCTTCTTTTTCATTCCATTCAACTATAGGATAATAACCTTGGTCATCAATAAATAAAGGATATGGATTAAAATTCATACCTTTTTGATAAGTATTTTGTTCCTTGTTTATTAAATTGCCATTAATAATTTTCATTAAGTGTTTCCTTGCTGTGAATCCTGCCCGTAAATATACATAATATTATCGTCAATATCAAATTCGCTCATACAATGGGGACATGCCCACCCCATAACGTCATGTTTAACGGAACTTGTATCAAATATCCCAATTCTTTGGGAATATTTATCATTATAATACAAATCCTTCTCACATATTGGACAGGGGTCTTTACTTTTCGTTTTTTTCTTCTTTATGTGCGACAAGTTTAGTTTTTCCTCCACCAATAGCCTCCATTTGTTCAGGTGTAAACCCAGTAAATACAGTTAACTGCTCTTGTTTTTTTTCAGTATCAAACAATCCAGCCATTTTAGCTAACGCTTCCAATGAACGAAGTTTATCTGTATCCCTATCAGACAAATCAGCAATATCCTTATACTTAGCAACAATCCATTCAGGTGAAACACCCTCATCAGCAAGTATTTTTTTTATCTCTTCCTTAACCATAGTCCTTATTTCCTCTTTATTTAATAAAATATTTGATTTTTTCTTAATATAATCCATATCCTTCGCTTTTGGATAGGCCTTCTGATAAGCATTAAGGACATTATCCCCAGATGCTACATATCTAGCAAACAAAAACTCCCTATTTTTAAGTTTCCTATTATTCTGTCTTTCATAAAGAGCTTCCCTATTACCAGAAAAAGCATAAATATTCTCTGCAATTCCCTTTTCTCCCAATATCTTGTGGGTTTTCTGTTCAACAATAAAAGAACCGCAAACAGTCCTAACCATAGTACGGGGAGTTTTATATCCAGGATGATTTAATTCTGATTTAAACAATATCTGACATACATAACCATCATCAGTCAATACCCAATCATGTACATTACCATGCCTCCAACCACCAACAACTGTTTCATTTGGACAAAATGCACGAAATTCATTGATGTCATCATATAATTTATGGGGAATGCCCTTAATTTCCTTAATATCCATTATTTTTTTGCTTTTTTAGCTGTTGCCTTTTTAAATTCATGTTTTGATATCAAAGCTCCACTTGCAATATCAGCTACATGTTTAAGTCCCTTAGCTACTTTTGGATTTCTTTCTTTAAAATCTTTCCATGCTTCCTTTACTTGAGTACGAACTCTTGCATCATTTGTTTTTATTTTTTCTTTTGCCATATTATCCCTTTAATTTCAATACCCAAATATATAAAACATTAACAAAATATAAAAATCTTGGAATATCCATATATTATTTGTATACGCGCACACGCACTCTAATAGAGATTATTATAGAGAATATAATATCTATATAATAGAGAAAGAAAAATTAAAAATAAAAAGAAAGATATTTACAATCCTGTTACATACTTTCAAAAATTATGCTAGAATGGGGGTGAGTGTTCTTTTATCAGATAGCCCCCCGCGAAATTCCTCCCGCTGGGTTGCGTTTTCGTTGAAAATCGGTTGGGATTTGAGGGCTATTCTGAAATTAAAACAGCCCCGCAATATGTAATAATATTTATTTTAATAATGCGCTTGCGTCTGTCCCTTCTAATATTCTTTTAAGTTTTAGTATTGTACAATGCATTGGAACGGCTGCGTTGTAAATCTCACTTAATGCCTGCTCTGTAGATGTACCATCACAACAAGTACAGGACGGCGCACCTAATTCATTAATAATATTATTATATCCAGCTTCATCAAACTCATCATCTAAATTATAAATATCCTGTATTAAATCCTCTAATCTATTAACTAAATCATTTACTTTACTAGATTTAAAACTTCTGTTATTTATTGTTATATTATTCATATTATTATTTACTCCTATTTAATTAGTTAAGTTTATTATATCTATATATTATATACTCCGCCAATTAAATAAAAGTTCCCGATTATTTTTATTTTAATAAAGCACCTGATAATACAGCCTCTTGTTGATTATCTTCATCATATATTTTAGTCAATTGCAATAATGTTTGTTTTCTCTCCATAAACGTTTTACCCTGTTCCCCTAAAGATAAAAATCTTATTTCTGTATAATATCCGTCAGTTGATTCTACTATAATTCTACTGCCTAGAAACTCAATTGTTACGCCGTTATTTAATGTTAATTTGTCCATTTAATCTCCAATATTTTTTATATTTATTTTATACTTCAATACTTATACTACGCTAATTAATATAAAGTTCCCTATTATTTTATATTTATTTTTACGGCTTGATTTACGTCCTCAATTAATCTCCAATACTCTGAAGTTTTATTTAATCCGTTTGCTGTCTCATATTCTTTTAATATTTTTAAATGTTCCTTACAAGTGCCGCAGTCTGAATTTTTAATGCA